GCTGGACTTTGGGTCATACTTTAAGTACAACTCATGCAAACACTAAAGCAGCTTATGGACTGTTTGTTGCTCCATCTGCCAGCAATGGTAAAGAGAACACTGGTACACTTGCAGCAATTATATACACATCAGGTGCTTCATTGGCACTTAACGGAGTTGTTGCTGGGACAACTAGTACATCAACATCCTCCGCTGGTGTTATGATTAATTCTGATAGTACTTCTGGGCAACCAAATACTTTTAAGCTCGAAGTTCACACAGATGGATCTACTAGTGAATCATACACTTTTCATTTAAATGATAAAGTTCAAGATGGTTTTATTCGTAATGTTTTAAACTGTAACCCTCAAAAGTTAGTTTCTACAAACCAAGCATCCACTGAGAAGTATTTCTTGGGTGAATCTCATGAAACAAATATCAAAGAGATCGTTACAGATGTTTCTTCCAGTGCTGGAAAGCAAGTTGGTATACTTCTTCCATTAGCTAGTGGCTCTGCTTATTGGGTAGACCAAAGAAGAGAAGCTACTGCAGCAAAGGCTGGTTGGTTTATTAACAGAAACCCAAGTCCAAAATCAGGATATGCTTCTTATGATGCATTGACAGCAGATAAGTTGTTCCGCCTCGTATCTCTTCATGAGGGAGAGTGGTTCCAAAAGAATTATGCTGTGGTTATCGAAGATCTTAAGCTTGGAACAACTACAAGTCCAGATTCAAGTTTTACCGTTGGTATTCAAAATTTAGAGTCAGGTCTTATAGAAGAGAAATTTACTAACTGTAATTTAAATGCAAATTCAGAAGACTTTATTGGTAGAAGAATTGGTACTCAATTCCAAACATGGGATCAGACAAACAACAAATACATACTTAAAGGTGATTATCCAAACATCTCAGACTATGTTTATGTTGAAATGTCAGATGCTTGGAAAGCTGGCCTTTCTGATTCTTATGCCTTGCCATTCGGCTTCTATGGACCTGCTCGTCCAAAAGGATTTACTCTTAAAAGCGAATCATCTGGACCACAAGTCTTTGGAGATGCAATTAACAGCGGAACCAAGGCAACGAATGTTATTGCGAATCCCTCTTCTCCAGCCGGCCACACTAAGAACCTCACCATTACAATTGGCGGATCTCTGAAGCTGACCATCGATTTCGATAGTGGTGTAACGTATAATGCCACACCAACCTTGGTTGGGAATGCCCATACTCTTGGAACAAATAGTGCGAGTGCCACACAAGTTTATGCTGCATTAGCACATCTTATTAATCAACTTGATGATGTTTCTGCCGCTGCAGATGGAGCCACATCTGTTACAATCACTGCTGATTTGGTTGCTGTGTCAATTTATGACATAATAGTAGCTGGTACTTACATTACCGATGGACATTCTACCGCCACACCAACATCCGGTGCAGATACTGATGATAGTCTTCATGCTTTTGTTGCTGATGCAAAATCCAGTGATGTGGCCTTGGGGCACAATTCCGCAAATACTTTTATCGCAACACAGCAAGTACAAGTATCTTCTTCTTATACCTTCCCAACATTCCGTCTTACTGAGACTGGAACAAGGAACGGTGGAAACTACAAAAAAGATGAATATTTTGGTGTAAGACATGCTCGTGACAATGATGCTCAAGTATCTTCTATATATGAAGGAAAAGATTATCTAGATATCGCAAGAGCTTTGCCTGCTGGATTAGACATATTCGCAGCAAACGACAAAGCAACAGAAACAGCTTTTGTTTTCTCATTAGATGAAATCATTGATGATACAAATGGAAAATACTATTATTCCTCTGGATCACATGCTGCACAAACCTCTGTTACAGCATTGAATGGTAGCGAAAACCTTTTGGTTACACAAAGAGTTAAGCAGTTCAGAGCACCATTCTTTGGTGGATTTGATGGGCTTGATGTCACTTTAACAGACCCATTCTCAAGTGCAATCGCACTTAGTGGTAAAGACGAAACTTCTTCTTATGCTTATTATTCTGTCGATAAGGTAATTGATCTTATATCAGAAGACGAAATTGTAAGATACGATGTTGTTTCTATGCCTGGTCTTACTAATTCAACTCTTCAAAGAGATTTGATAAACAACACTGCAGAAAGAGGCGATGCTTTGGCTATTGTTGATTTCGATGGTGGATATCTTGCGGCACACGAAAATAGTGGAACAGAAACTCTTCCTACAGTTAGCGGAGTGATCGCTGATGCTAACAGTGCTGATTATAATTCAAGCTATGCGGCAACTTACTATCCTCCAGTGAGACTTGGTGGTGATGATGCTGGTCTTGTTGTTCCTTCTTCGGTAGCTGGTATCGGTGTTCTTGCACAGAGCGATGCTGCAACTGGAGCTCCTTGGTTTGCCCCTGCAGGGTTTAATCGTGGTGGAATCAAAAGACTTGGTGGAAACCAAGGTCCAAGAGTTTCTCAAGCTGTTGAGAACCTTAACAAAGCGGATCGTGATGACCTATATCAAGTCAACATAAATCCAATTGCTAACTTCCCCGGTGAAGGAACAGTTGTATTTGGACAAAAGACTCTTCAACAAACTCCGTCTGCACTTGATCGTATTAATGTGCGCCGCTTGATGGTATATCTGAAGAAAAACATTGGCGAAGTTGCCAGAACAGTTCTATTTGATCAAAATGTTCGTGCAACATGGAATCGCTTTAAGGCGGATGCAGATCCAATCCTTGCTGATGCAAGATCAAGATTTGGAATCGCAGAGTATAAACTCATTCTAGATGAGACAACAACAACACCTGACTATGTTGATCGTAACATCTTGTATGCAAAGGTTTTTGTAAAGCCTGCTCGTGCTATTGAGTTTATTGCAATTGACTTCTCAATTACCCGTTCAGGAATTGAGTTCTAAACTAGTTACTAAAGATTTAAAGGAGTAAATAACAATGGCATTTTGGTCAACAAACGATGTAGAACCTAAAAGAAATTTTAGATTTCAAGTACAAATTACTGGTCTTACCGCACTAGGAGCACCAACAGATATTCTTTGGTGGGCCAAAACGGTGACAACACCTTCTTTTGATGTTTCAGAAGTAGAGCACAACTATTTGGATAATAAGTATTATTTTCCTGGTCGTGTTTCTTGGAATGAAGTGTCCTTGACTCTTGTAGATCCAATTTCAGTTGATGCAGTTAAGCTTACCAATAAGCTGTTAGAGACTTCCGGGTACACTGTTAAAGCTGATGAAACTAGTCTTGAAACCATATCTAAGAAGAAAGCAACTCAAACTGCTATTAAGGGCATGAAGATAACCGTATTAGATGCTGATGGAAATGATATTGAAACTTGGACTCTTAACAATCCATTCATCAAATCAGCAAAATATGGTGATTTAGATTATTCTAATGATGAGTTAAGAACAGTTGAATTATCTGTTAGATATGATTGGGCTACTTGCGACAATGACGAAACTCAATTCGCACCAGTATAGGAGTCTAA